TTAGGGGCTGGTGAAGGCCGACAGCTTATATCAGGGCAGAAACCAGCGGTTGCTTTTAATGCAAAGGTTGATTTTGATGTCTTTAGAAAGAAACCAAAGGGTAGACAACGACAGGGTTTGTGGGCAAGGATGTAAATTGTGCGTTGCGTTCTTGTTTGTTTTGTGAGTATTTATATTAAATCATTATAAGGAGACTTGCTATGTGTTTAGGAGGAGGCAGTAAGCCACCACCACCTGATAAAGCTGCTGAAGCTGAACAGGAACAAAAAAGAGAAGAAGCTATTGCTGATAAAAAAGAAATTAAGCAAGATGCTTTAGAGGAAACAGTAGCCAGACGCAAAGGCGGCACAGGTAGACGCTCCCTTATTAAAGGTTCTGGCGGTGGAATGGGTTTTTATAATAAGTATCTTTCATGATTTCATCTATCGGAAATGACTCTAGCTCTTATAGCGATGACAAAATTGCTACCTTGTACTTAAAAAAGTATGAGACAGCAAAAACTTTGCGTGAGAATTTTGTGCCTTTGTTTGAAGAGTGTTACGAATACTCACTACCACAGAGGGAATCTTTCTATGCGGAAAGCGTTGGTCAACGTAGAGATGATAAAATCTTCGATGAAACGGCTGTGGTGGGAGTGCAAGAATTTGCCTCGCGTTTGCAGCAGGGCTTGGTTCCTAATTTTGCTAGATGGGCAGATTTTACTGCGGGTTCTGAAGTCCCGAAAGAACAAAAAGATGAAATCAATAATGAGCTTGATGAAGTCACAGAGTATGTATTTGAAGTTATCCAAAACTCTAACTTTGGTCAGGAAGTCCACGAATCGTTTATGGACTTGGCGGTAGGCACAGGCGTTCTTGCTGTGTCTGAGGGTGACGCTATACACCCTGTAATGTTTTCCGCAATACCACTGCCTCATGTTGTACTCGATACAGGGCCAGATGACGCTATAGATCATGTGTATCGTGAGCGTCAGGCTAGGTTTTCTGACATTGAACACATGTACCCTCAAGCAACATTAAGTCAAAAGATTCTTGAAAAGGTCAGCAAGACCCCTGACGAGAAAACAAAAATCCTTGAGATAGTATGCAAAGATTATACTGTAAAAAATGAAGACGCTTATTTATTTTATGCCATTGAAATGTCTACAAAACAAATAATTAAATCAGATACTTATAGAGGCGTAGGTTCAAATCCATTTATATGTTTTCGCTGGTCTAAGTGTAGTGGAGAAGTTTATGGGCGTGGCCCTTTAATCAACGCTCTTAGTGCAATTAAAACCACTAATCTCACTATTGAGTTAATCCTTGAGAATGCACAAATGGCAATCTCAGGCATTTATCAAATGGATGATGACGGTGTTATTAACCCAGATACTATTAATCTTGTTCCCGGAACGGTCATACCAAAAGCCCCGAACTCTATGGGTTTGCAGCCCATTAAAGCTGCTGGCTCTTTTGATGTTGCTAATCTTGTTTTATCTGATATGCGCTTAAACATTAAACGAGCTTTGTACAATGACATGCTTGGTAATCCTGACAGAACCCCTGCTAGTGCAACAGAAGTTACAGAGCGTATGGCAGATTTGTCACGACGTATTGGTTCTGCTTTTGGACGATTACAAGCTGAGTTAGTACAACCTGTACTACAGCGCGTAGTTTACATACTTAAAAAACAAGGACGCATTGAACTTCCTACTATTAATGGCAGAGAAGTTAAGGTTCGTTCTGTATCACCACTTGCACAGGCTCAAGCGAACCAAGACATTTCCTCCGTTGCACGTTTCCTAGAGCTTGTGCAGGGAAGATTCGGGCCTGAGTTAACTAACATACTTATCAACTCTGAAGAAACTGCGGCATATCTTGCTAACAAGTTTGGTGTTCCTGACAACTTAGTGCGAGATTTAGAAGAGAGAAAGCAGCTTGTAGCTATGGCACAGCAGATGGCACAGCAGCAACAACAGCAGCAAATGATGGGACAAGCCCCACCACAGGAGTAATGATTGGCGAAAAACAATAATGCCTTTATAGGTGTTGACGGATTTCATCGTAATCAGAGTGAAGACGCAAAAATAAGCATAAACACAGCAGCATTATTTGGAACTGAACTTGGTCAAGAGGTTCTTAAATATTTGCGTTCCATAACAATAGAGTTAGTCAATGGCCCAGCAGTAACTGATGGTGAGCTAAGACATGTAGAAGGCCAAAGATATTTGATTGGCCTAATAGAAACTCGTATCAAACATGCACACAAGGTGAAAAACAATGTCTGAAGAACAGCAAGCTGAAGCACCAGCAGAATCCGAAGTAGTTACCGAAGGTGGCGACCCTTTACTTGCAGATGCTACTCCTAGTGAGCGTCCTGCTTGGTTGCCAGAAAAGTTTGCAACACCAGAAGCTATGGTTGAGTCCTACTCAAATCTTGAATCTAGTCTTGGAAACAAAGAAGAAAGCGTAAAAGCAAACCTTATAGAAGAGCTTGAGAAAGAGGCTTACGCTAATCGTCCTAATGAAGTAGGCGATTATGTTTTGCCAGAAGTTATAGACGAATCTCAAGCAGCAGAAAATCCTTTACTTAGCTGGTGGGCTAATCACGCATTTGAAAATGGATTTAGCCAAGACGAGTTTGCCGAAGGCATTAAGATGTATGCAGACGCTGTAGGCTCTGATGGGCCTGACTATGATACAGAAGTAGCAAGGCTTGGAGACAACTCCGCTGCAAGAACAGAAGCTGTAGGATTGTTTGCAGAGCGATTCTTTTCTAAGGCTGAGTTGCCAGCTATAGAACGGATGTGTGAAACAGCAGATGGCGTTATGGCTATCGAACGTATCATGGAAAGCATGAAGCAGTCAGGGCCAGCAAGCACATCTCAACCTGTTGCACAAGTAAACGAGGCAGAACTAAAGTCTATGATGCTTGACCCTAGATGGCACGATCCATCTAAGCGTGATCCAGCTTTTGTTAAAAAAGTAGAAGATGGGTTTAAGACTCTTTATGGATAAGGAGCTTATGCGTATTGGTAGGCTTTCGTTAGTTAATAGTGTGCCAGAACATGCTGAAAGAATCTGTGACTATCTAAGGTTTAATGACCGCAGAGAGTGTATGATATATGGCGCAACACCACTAGAGGCTCTTACTGAGCCTTTAGTTATTAGTGGAGCAAAAACATTTACACTAAAATTAGACAATGAGCCTATTGCTATGACAGGCAATGTGCCGATTGAAGATGGCTGTGGGCGTATATGGATGCTTGGAACTGGTGCTATTAATAATAACTTTCGTCCATTTCTAAGAGGATGCCGAGGTGTAATTAATCTACTGCAAGAAGGTTATCACTCATTGGAAAATTATGTTCCTGTAGATCATCATGAGACAATAATGTGGCTTGCTTGGTGCGGATTTACTTTTGACGATGACACCCATGAGGTGTGCGGTCATAAGATGATGCGTTTTGTGCGTTGCGTTAATGAAAAAAATAATGTCTATTATCTTGATAAACGGCCTGTAATACACTGAGCGACCCGCAAGGACAATTGCTATGATGCTGTTAAGCAGATAACCGCAGAGAATGTAACTCAACAACCTTAAAGAGAAGGACTGTAAAATGGCGAATACAATTGACACCGCCTTTATTAAACAGTTTGAATCAGAGGTTCACATGGCTTATCAGCGCATGGGTTCTAAATTGCGGAACACTGTACGCACAGTAAGCAATGTGGCTGGATCAGTAGTACGATTCCAAAAAATCGGTGCTGGCTCTGCTTCAACTAAATCACGCAACGGTATGGTAACTCCTATGGAGTTGGCGCATACAACCGTAGAAGCAACAATGTCTGACTTCTATGCTGCCGAGTATATCGACAAGCTAGACGAACTGAAGACAAACATTGATGAGCGTCAAGCTGTAGCTAAGTCTGCTGCTGCTGCTCTAGGTCGTAAGACTGATGAAATCCTTATTACAGCAATGGACGCTGGTGCTAACTCAACACAGATTAGTGCAACTGGTGCAGCCGTTACTAAGGCAAATCTTCTGACTGTCTTTGAGACTTTTGGTTCCGCTAACATCCCAGAAGATGGTGGACGCTACATTGCAATGCATCCAGCAGGTTATGCTGACTTGTTTGCAATCAATGAGTTTGCATCTTCAGACTTTGTTGGTGAGCAAAATCTACCATTCGCTGGTGGAATGACCATGAAAGAATTTCTTGGCTTCAAGATTTTCTCTACATCTGCTGTAACTGGTGGCAAAAACATGTGCTACCACACATCTGCTGTAGGACTTGGCATTACTGCTGATGTTTCAACTGAGTTAAACTACGTTCCTGAGAAGGTAGCGCACCTAGCGACATCAATGATGTCTATGGGTTCTGCTGTCATTGATGCCAACGGAGTTTATGAACTGCTAGATAATAACTAGAAAGGGGATTAGAAATGGCATACGCAGCATCTGGTCTTACTCGTCTTGCAGGGGCATCCAATGGCAACTTGTGGTTTTACACTACCGCAGATGCTATTGCCGCTGTAAACTCAGAAGGTTATTTTAATACCGCAGCAAACATGCTTAATGTTCGTGATGTTATTATGGTAGCCGATACAAACACACCAACAACAAGTTTTGTTAGTGTGCTTTCTAATACTGGTTCCGTTGTAGATGTATCTAATGGTACAGCTATAGCTGAAACAGATTCAGACTAAAGGAGTAGGGGAGGTCAAGGTATTAACTTACCTCCCCTAACCACACATGGCATTAGTTAGTACCACTGCTGATTCAGCAATCGACATATCAAGCCGTGCTTTAATTCTTATTGGCGCGAACCCGATTACTTCATTTGAAGAGTCAAGTACTGAAGCTTTGGTAGCTGTTAACATGTATGAAGACGTAGCAAGGGCTGCTTTAGTTAACTCTCGCTGGCGGTTTGCTACTAATCAATCTATATTAAACCTTCTAACTGACAAGCCAACTGGTAGATATACCAATGCTTATCAGCTTCCTGATGATTGTTTAATGGTTCATGCAGTTACATCAGGAACATTGCAAATTGAATATCAAATATATGGATCAAAGATATTTGCAGATACATCAGATGCTGATGTAATTATTGCAGATTATTCTTTTAGAGCAAATGAAGAGACTTGGCCTTCTTATTTTACTTTAGCTGTTGAGTATTCATTAGCTGTGGTTTTTGCAACATCTATTGCTAGAGATGCAACGCTTGCTAGTTTGATGCAGGGGCAAGCAGCGCAAGCAATGGCAAAGGCTCGTAGCTTAGACTCGCAGCAACAAACCGCAAGGAAGCTTGTGACATCGAGGTTCCGTACTGAAAGGCTTAGTTAATGCCTAGAATCCGTGTGCCGTTAGCAAACTTTCAGTTTGGTGAAGTCAGCCCTTCCTTAACATCAAGAACTGATACTAAGATATATAATGCCGCAGCAAAGAAAGTAGAAAACTTTTTCTTGCGTAATGAGGGCGGCTTGCTTAGACGCTTTGGCACTGAGCGTATCTATGAGTTTGATACAACTGTAGACCCGACAACATGTACAATTACAGTTAGCGATTATGCTAACATTGCTACTGGCTCTACTATTGTTTTGAACACAGGTGACACTGAAATAACTCTTGAGTTTGAGGCAGCGGGTGCATCAAGTCCATCAAGCGCATCTGGCAACACTCATTTTGTTCGCGCACATCAAAACAATAATACAACGGCTGATAATATATTTACTGCACTAAACGCTGTATCAGGCTTTACTGTAGCTAATCCCGCTGCCGCTGTAGTCACAGTTAAAAGAGACAGCTATAACTCTGTTGATAATTTAACTGTAACTTCATCTGATACAACTAGGCTTACTGCAACTAATTTTACTGGCGGCACAAAGAGACAGCATAGATTAGTTCCGTTTATATTTTCTGATGATGAGCGATACATAATATCTCTTGAAGATGTTAAAATCAGAATATTTCAAATCAGTCCTACTACTGGCGCAGTATCTTTAATACAAACAATTACTGCTGACACTAGCTCTGCGGCTTTGCCTTTTGGAGATGATATACTAGAAGAGCTTACCTATGCTCAATCTGGTGATATTATGTTTATTGCTCATCAAACTTTTATGGTTAGGCAATTAGTAAGAACAGGACTAACTGCCTTTGAAGTTAGCACTTTTAATTTTGATACAAGAATAGATCAGTTTGGAATTAATCAACCTTATTATCCATTTCATCCAACTAATGTTACTCTTGATGTTAATGCTACATCTGGCACAGG